TATTGCACTTTTTGCATCTTCATATTCTTGACTAAATGCTTCTAAATTTTTTTTCTTTTGTGTTTCTACATTTATTTGCAACATTCTAGTAGATATATTACCAAGATAAGCAACACCAACATCTTTTACATAATTAGCATATTCATTATCATCACCTGCATTTTTATGTATGTTTGCAATATAGTTTTGAAACTCTGATTCAATAATACCTGCACCATTAGGTTTTTGACTGTGCAAAGCAAACAACTCAGATGATTTAGCTTTTAAATCATTATCAATACTTTGATAAAATCTTTTTCTTGCTAAATTTTCATAGGCTTGCGCACCAATAGAACCAAAATGTTTTGGTGCTTTTAAATTTTCAAATGAATTTGTATCTTCATTATAAAATGAAAGTTGCTCATTTGTAAGTTTTCTGGCTTCCTCTTCACCTTTTTGTTGAGCTACATTTGCCGCTTCTTTAAAAAATGTAGAAGAAATACTACCCCAAGCATTAGCAATTTGATTAGCAGAAGATGCCATATCCCCATACTTAACAACTTGTATAGGTTGAGATTGATACCTTGAGCGTTCTATTTTAATAGCCATTTATTTAACCCATATACGTTTTGCCAAAATTCATTCCTGTATTTATCATAGTAGAAAATGCTGTCGTTTTTGCGGCTCTTAAAGCATAGTCTCCTTCTTCACGCAATCTTTTTTGTTGACTGCTTAATTGTAAAGACTGTAATTTTCTATCACTTGCTAATCTAGTAATATCACCATATGCAGTACTTTCATTTCGTTTTAAATAAGCATCAACAGAAGCGCCTTCTACATTTCTAAAACTATCAAAATTAATATTTGATGCTTTTGCTATTGCGTATTCTTGTAAACGAAAATTATGTTGTTGTATTGCTTGTATTTCAGCTTGTTTTTTTTGATAGCCTACTTCAATAGCATTAAGATAAGCTGACCTCCTTCGCTGTTCTCCTGCTTCTCTTTCTGCTTTAGCTTTTTGTATACCGCCAAACAAACCTAATAATGCAAAACCAATAGCCATTAAATAATAACCTCCGTAATAATACCATTAACTTGCAAACTTAAAGGTGCAGGTTGTGTGACTGTAACTTGTGGGTCTTTACCATAACCAAGTAAATTAAAATCCTTTTTCCCAGTAACAGGCGTTTTAGGTTGTGACAAATCATCTGTTACTTGTAAAACACCTAATGATACCCCATTAACACTAACAGATAATGTAGTATTTAAATCTAGTATTACCTTGCTAATTGCTCTTGGCTCACCTGTAACTGGCCCTTTGTTACTAATTGTATCAATAGGATTTGTTTTAATATTAACATCAAAATTTCTTCCAATTTCTGCGGATGTTAAATCATTGTCTACTGATGATACGTTTATATTTCCGCTCGCTACTGTAAATTGACCAACATAATTTGTTCTGTCTATAACCTCAAGAACTGCACCATTTGCAAATTCTGATGATACATCAAAAACACCAGAACTACCTGTATATTTTTTTGACATATCTAAATTAAACAAACTATCAAATTCCATTAGTACTAATTTTTTTGTTGTATCTCCTTTGTCGTATTTACCTACAACAAAAACTTTTTCATCTATAGTACATATAGAATGATAAGCACCATTTGAATGTGTAACAAATTCTGACCAACCTGCTCTTTTCTCTGCTCTGTTTGAATTAAATACTGCAATAGTTCCATCTATATTTAGAACAAATACATATGACTCAGCCCTATCTATTGCGGCTTGTAATGTAGTCATTTGTACTGGATTTTTAATTAAATGAGATGATATTGTAGATACTGCATTAGCAACATATGAATCTTCTGCATCTGAATAAATAAACTCTCTTACTATTGACCCTTCTTTTTGAACATATATAGTAGCACCATCAAATACAAAAGGTCTTACATTTCCTGCACCAAAAGGTGTTTGTCTTCTAATCATAGCATTTGTTGGTGATACAGGATTTTGGTCAAAAGCAGGAACAATAAACTCAGATGTAGATGTAAATACCTGCAAATCTCTATTTGAAACAATATGTTTAATAGTATTAATTTCACCAGTACTTGATTTGATTTGTATTGATTCATTATCTAATGCAGTACCAACATCAAAATTAAAAAATTCTCCTGATTGACTACTCCATAAACCATCTGGTTCTCCTAGTGTACCACCAAACCATAATCTATTTTCATGAAAGGCAACTGCCGCAGGATAACCACGCACTGATGAATATGATTGTTCTTGCCATGACGTTGTAGCCGCCGCTGATTTAATTTTTGGCGCACCTCCACCATCAGCAGATGATGTAGCAGATGCACCTGCTGTAATTGTGTATTCATTTACACTTACAACAGACGCAATAGTTCTAGCTCCATTTAAATTACCAATAGCAATACCACCTACTGCACCTGCATTTTCTATTGTAATAGAATCTCCTACAGCTAATCCATGCCCTACATGAGATATAAAAACAGTACTGGAACCTTCAACTGTTCTAAATGCATCTGCTTGCAACTGTTCAGATATATTTTCTTGTAATGTACCTGTTGCTTGTGTTGTTGATTGGATAGATGTGATCACATATTCTATACCATGAATACGTAACCTTGAACCAATATGTGTTGAATCTGGATAATTACCTCCTGATTGACTTCCTGTTATATCAAAATAAGCCGCAGATGTTGTCATAGTTCTTGTTCCAGAATCTGCACTGCTTGGTGTAATTGTCATACCTAATGTTTGAAACGAATTGTAAGGTTGGAATACTCTTTTATTATCTGATCGTGTATCAAATTCAAATGTACTTACTGCAAAAGTAGTTAAACTTGTTCTTGTTAATTTTCTAATCATAAATGTTTGATGAGCTAAAAACATAACATCACCAGATTGTGCGTATGTTACTTCTTGATTATAACTATCTGTAAATGGAATTGTTGCGCCATCCACATCTGTTGTAATTGTTTGTATTAAAGATACTGCACCTGATGAAGAAGTACCATTAGCCAAAAAATCAATAATAAATATTCTAATTTTCTGATGTTCTAAAGAAATTAAATATCTTTCATCATCTGAAAATATAAATGGCAACAATCTTATTTGTTGTTTTGTCCCACCACTTAAATTAGTTACCGCTAATCTTGTTGTATCTGTAGAAGTAACCGTTAAATATGTAGCAGAACGAGGATTATCTCTTACAACTGTAACAACATTTGATGCAGGATTTGATACTGTAAACCCACTTATAGCATTTATAGCAGTAAATAAATTATCTGCTGTTGTATTATTGTCTGTATTAGCTCTTACAAAATGTGTATTACCTACAGAAGCACTTGGTGACGAACTCCCTGCCGTTTCAAATTGTACAGTAATTAATGTACCATCATCTTTATAAAATTGTATTTTAGAACCTGTAGCTATATTAGCATAATCTGTTACAGTTATAGTGAAAGAAGTATCTTCTACAGAAGTATCAAACTCATAAATATATCGTAATCCTGCACGTTTAATTACACCACCTTCTGCACGAATAAAAACATTTTCTAATCTTTGTGCTGAGTTTGTATAAATTTGTGTATCTGTTCTTGAAATTAAAGAAGGACTTATTTCACCAAATTGAAAATTTGTTACAGGAATACGAACCTTTTGCATAACTACCTCCTGTTAGTAACAAACCTTGATGTACTTAATTTCCTAGTTGTTTGTTGTTGAGAATCTAAACTTCTAGCTTTAGCCATTGCTTGTTGAGCCATAACCATCATTTGTTGTGCCATTGCCGCATCTCTAGCAACAGACGTTGAAAATGCAACAGCTAAAGAATATTCAACAGCTAAAGTAAAGTAACTGGGAAACTTATCTTCCCCTGCTCTAAATGTATAATCTGCTATTAATGAATCTGTTGCTGTAGTATTTGCATATGCTTTATCACCATATAATTGATATTCAATTAAATGATCATTCACAGTAATAGCATGAAGCATTAATAAATCAGAAGGCAATTGGTATGCACGATCATATCGCCCTGTTGGTGCAGACGATAATAAATTTAATGTTGCTTGATTTGTTGCAAACCTCCATCTTGTATTTGATAATGCTGTCCTAACAATATCTTCATACATATTTGTTGCAACAACCGCTTCTGTTGAACCGTCATCAAATGATGTTATTGTATCTGCTCCAATAAGAACAAATGCTCTACTACATATATCTAACGCTGAATCTGCTACTGTACTTGTCATAGTGGTTTAGGGGGATTTCTCCCCCCACTCCTTAGTCACCATCTGTTTCTGCTATTGCAGTACCATCAGATACGTCTACTGCCGTACCATTATTGGATAACACCGTACAAAAATTTGTTGTAGGTGTATTTGTATCTGCAACAATAATTACATCACGAACCGCTAACATATTTGCGGCATCATTAAAGT